ATCGACAACGGAACGTTTGACGGACTCTCTACGATGTATTACAAGATAAAACTTTCATCCACCTACGGCAGTAACGAAGGCTCGCTATAATGAGAATAGAACAGTTCTTTGAAAAGGACCAGACAACGCACTCGCAGTTAAAGCAGGATCTGTTTGCGCTATATCACAAGCAGGACGAGCCAGGATACTTCGTGGAGTTTGGAGCTCTCGACGGTATTGACACGAGTAACACCCTTCTTCTCGAGAAGGAGCACGGCTGGACAGGAATTCTTTGCGAGCCTCTTCCACGTTTTAGAGATGATCTACTTAAGAACAGAAAGTGTATAGTCGATACACGCTGCGTCTACTCCGAGTCAAACCAGCTTATCTCGTTCGGCGAGGTCGAGGATTTCCCTGCTATCTCCACGATGATAGCGCACAAGGACCAGGCAAGTGTTTGGAAGGACCGTCGTCAAAAGCACAAGGTACACGAGTTTCTTACCGTTTCACTCGATGATCTACTCGACCAATACGAGGCACCTGCGGTGATAGATTACCTTTCCATCGACACGGAGGGATCGGAGTATCCGATTCTTAAGTCTTACAGCTTTAAGCGTAACTTCAACACGATGTCCGTGGAGTACACAAATCCTGAGGAGCGCGAGAAGATCCACACCGTTCTTACGGAGAACGACTACACCCGAGTTCATCGCAACCTCTCGCAGTGGGAGGACTGGTATGCGTATCGTCCTTGGTACATCGAGAAGTACGGGGTAAACTTCTAGTGTCCGCGCACGTTCTTACGCACGACATCGCGCGCGCTATCTACGAGTACGCCGGAACAGACGGACTTCCTGACTTTGACGACCTAGCTCCTACGGTTCAAATTTCCTACGTCGAGGAGGCTGAGGCAGCGTTAAACGTTGTCTGTCTCCGACTATACTCACTTGCGGTGATACTTGAGGATGACGAGGATCCCTCAGAACATGACATAGTTGTTAGGGCAACGTTGAAGTCTTTAATTAGATCTTTTAATCCTAAGAACAAGGAAAGTCTTTAACGACCGTAGTCATCGTCGTATCGAACGATGTCATCTTCTCCTAGGTAGTCACCCTGTTGTATCTCTATAAACGTACATCCTTCGTCGGACGCTGACGCTATCCGGTGAACTTCTCCAACTCCTATACTTACGGAATCTCCCTTTACTAGTTGAAAGACGTTGTCCTCTATCTCAACCTGCGCCTTACCTGCGGTGATAAGCCAGTGCTCGGAGCGGTGTTGGTGTGACTGCTTGCTTAGTCGGTGCCCTGCCTGAACATGAATACGCTTAATTTGCGTGCCAGCTTCAGTATGAAGAATATCATAAAAACCCCAAGGACGAAGATAGATGTTTCTTTCCATGAATAAACTGTATCATAAAGCCGAGCTAACAGCAGGCGAAGGCGTCTCGAGTCTACCCTAAAGGCAGCTTCCCTCATTGCAGCACTCCACCCGTTGCCTGAGCATACCCACTGTTAGCACTCAACTTTGAAGTAGGGGTGGCTGGTCTTTTTACGTCGTACCCGGGACGTTTTAATTATAACAGGACTATACGTCCTTAAGTGTTTCTACCCAACCGATAATTCCGTCTATCGAGAGATCCATCATTCCGTCCTCGCCCAGAAGATCCTCAAGACGCTCGATGATCTCGTCAAGTTCCTCGCGGTTGACCTCTGTCACCTTCATGATGTGGGCTTCCATAAGTCCCATCAGCTCGTGCATAAAGTCTATCGGAACGAGCGCAAGACCCTCATCCTTTAGGTACTTCATCAGGACGTCATCATCCCTATCAAAGTCCGGATCCTCGAAGTACTCGTTCATGCGGTGATCATATATTGTCTCACTTGCGGTGATAGTTTCACGTTGAGATAGTTGAAACTTAAACAACTTTTAATCCTGGTGGGCCACTAGGAAGTTCCACTAGGAAGTAGCTAGAATACTTTTACGTAAAGCCTCTCATACCGCGTGAAGAAGCCTTAAAGCCATACACCCTTTATTTTAAGGGTTAACAGCAGTTTGTTTCTCTTGTTTGTTTGTAAAAATTGTACATTAGAACGGACAAAGTACTACTTCTGCTGAAGATGTACATACGGTACTTTATACATTTCTAGCCGTTTGTAGTATGATATTCACATGGAACTCGACGGTAAGATAGCGCTACTTTATGCCCGCGTATCTACGTCCATGCAAGTTCAAGACGGCGTTTCTCTCGACGTACAGGAACGTACGCTACGCCAGGCAGCGGAGCTCGCAGGGTACAAAAATGTACAACTAGTACGCGAGGAAGGACGCTCCGGCAAGTCCATTAAAGGTCGTCCTGCCCTGCGTGGAGCCCTCGCGGACCTGCAGTCAGGTAAAGCCCACGCCTTGTTCGTTACCCGCCTTGACCGACTATCTCGCTCTACCCAGGACTTCCTGTCTATCATCGACCACTCTAAGACACATAACTGGCGACTAGTTTTACTCGATCTTAATCTTGATACATCGTCGTACCAGTCTCGCTTTGTGGTTACCATCATGTCCGCTCTCGCGGAGATGGAAAGATCAATCATCTCCGAGCGACAGAAGGACGTTCACTCCGATAGGCGCTCGCGTGGAAAGGTCTGGGGAGTAGACCTAGGCCCTAAAAAGAGAATCTCGGAGGAAGTGTTAAATCGCATATACAGCGAGAAGGCAGCCGGTGTATCTATGAACGGTATAGCTAGAATCTTAAACGCTGAAGGTACCCCTGCCGCCTATGGCGGTAAGTGGTCCGCGTCTAGTATTAAGTACGTGCTAGATCAAAAATCGGGAAGTCTATAGTAAGATAGAATAACACAATTAGTTTAAGGAGCACTCTTGCCACTTCTAGGACAAACAGCATCACAATCTGGCAAGGTTCCCGACACGGCTACCATCACGGGAACAACTGCCGGTAACGGACAAGTTACAGTTGCGTTTAGTGAACCTGCCTATAAAGGTAAAGGTTCGGTTACCTATACCGTCACATCCTCACCCAGCGGAATAACCGCTACCGGCTCATCAAGTCCAATCATCGTGACAGGACTATCTAATGGAACATCATACACGTTTACGATAACAACTAATACTGGCATAGGTGTAGCAAGTGTAGCATCTAGCTCGTCAGGACCGGTGACGCCAACTCCACCTACACCTGTTGTGACAGGTGGAACTCTTACATCCGATGCTACTTACTATTACCGTAGATTTACGGCAAACGGTAACTTAGTAATTTCAAATGCAAGTCTTACTATGGATTATTTAATTGTTTCTGGTGGCGGTGCAGGTGGTTCTGTAGGACCGGCAGGTGGTGGTGGTGCTGGTGGTTGTATTACTGGAACTGCATTAACTCTTGCAGCATCAAGTTACGCAGTGACTATTGGCGGTGGCGGTTCTAGTGCTAACGGTATTTCGACAAGCGTTGCGGGGTCTGGAATTACGAGCCCAACTGGTGGTGGACGCGGAGGGCGCTCTGGTGCAGTTGGCTCTGGCAGTACTGGCGGTTCAGGTGGCGGCGGAGGTCAAGGTCAAACTGCTGGTCAAAATGTTTCTGGTCAAGGAAGTTTAGGTGGAAGTGCTGCATCTTCATCAACGGCTGCTGCTGGTGGTGGAGGAAAAAATGCTGCGGGAGGGGCAGCAGGTGCTAATGCGGGAAGCGGTGGTGCTGGAATTACGTGGAATAGTTGGACAGTAGCAGGTGGAGGTGGTGGTGGAGTTTCATCAGGAACAGTTGGAGCTGGCGGTACTGGCGGCGGTGGAGCAGGGTCTTCTAGTCAAAGCCCGACAGGTGTAGGAACTGCAAACACTGGCGGAGGCGCAGGCGGTGGTGGTTCTGCCGGTGGAGTTAACAACTCGGCAAGCGGTGGCTCTGGAGTATTTACAATTAAGTATCTTCGTTCAGCGGTAGGTGGCTAATGCCAATTTTAGGAACAGTCTCATCTGGGTACATCGAGCAGGTTTACACTCTTGCCCTTACCGCTAACAACACCCAAAACTGGGTAGTTCCCGATGGCGTAAGTAAGATTGCAATTGCTATTACTGGAGCAGGTGGCGGAGGTGGTATTGGTGGTATAACTAATACTGGTGGCGGTGCTGGTGGAGGAGCGGCTGCTGCTGCATGTTTTTATGATTATTCAGTTACTCCTGGTCAAACTTATTTAATTACAGTTGGCGCTGGAGGAAACAGTGGAAATTTAGTAAGCGATGACCCTGCACAAAATGGAAATGCGGGAGGCGCTTCATCATTTGGTAATTTAGTTACTACCAATGGTGGTGGTGGTGGTTATGGTGCTAATTCAAACTTTGGTGGAGGAAGTCCTACAAATACTAGTCCTGCTGGGGGAAGTGCGTCTATAAATGCAACTCCAGTTTTAGGAAGCGTTACACAAAGTGGCGGTGTTGGAGGTGGGCGTGAAGCAGCGGGGGCTAATGCGGTAGGTAATAACACGGCACTTACACTCAATGCTACTGGTGGTCCGTTTACATTTTCATTTGGTGGCGGTGGAGGTTCTGGACAATGGTACGGAAACAACACAAACACATATAAAACTGGAGGAAGTTTATTTGGAGGAAGTGGTGGACCCCACGGAACAAATAAAAACACATCAGGAAATGCTGGTGTACCTGCTGGTAGTACGGGGTCTACAGGTAATGGTCCTGGTGGAGGTGGCGGTGGTGGTGGTGATGGTGGAGTTAATAACGTAAATGGATTTAGAGCAGCACCTGGTCGCGGTGGAGTCGGCGCCGCTGGACAAGTTGTAGTTTACGTTAAATAGCATTAGATAAAAGACAAGAGCCGGTAGCGTGCAAGCACGCCGCCGGCTCTTTGTTCTTAACCTCTCTCCCGGGAGCTAAGAACGTAGTTCTAATATATACCTAGATTATCTACTTTGTAGGCAATCCGGTGATTGATTTCCAGGTTGTTGCGTCTACGATTCCTGAAGGCGCGATCTTCTTTGCCTTCTGGTGCGCGATAACGGCCTTCTTTGTGACAGGTCCGAAGAGTCCGTCCGCAGGCTTGATGCCTAGGGCAGCCTGGATCGTCTTGACGTGAACGCCGCTCTCGCCTGGGTCAATTGTTTCCCCAGGATAAACCTTACCTGTTGTGTCAACTTCCTTTACAACCGCAGGAGCGGCTGGTTTAGCGGTGGAAGCCGCGTAGTCTGGACGACCCCAACCAATAACGCCGACCACGATCTTTAGCTTGTTATCCTTGCGATACGCGCGGATCTTCTTTGCTACCTCGCCGCCGTTGCGCTGGTCACCTTTTTCGTTACCTGAGGTGTTTCCCTCGATGCAG